TATGGTGGCTTCGGCGGCTATGGTGGTATGATGGGCGGTTTCAGTCCCTTTGGTGGCTATGGCGGCATGATGGGTGGATTTAGTCCTTTTGGTGGTTATGGTGGCTTTAGTCCTTTCGGTGGCGGCATTTATGGTGGTGGTATTTATAATTTGCCTCAAGCCCAACAAGCTCCTCAGCAACAACAAGCTCCTCAACAACCAGCACAACAACAAGCCAATCCTTTTGGCAATAGTATCAAACAACAATATGCCCAACCTGCTATGCAGGGCGGTTTATTTCAATAATGTGGCAAGACACCAAATTAAAACTTATTGACCAATTAAAAGTCCATGAAGGCTTTCGTTCAACTGCATACAAAGATACTGAAGGCTTATTGACTATTGGTATTGGCCGTTTAATAGATGAAGGCGGCGGCATAACTCCAGAAGAAGCAGAATTTTTATTAGACAACGATATAGAAAGATGTCGTGCCGTCTTAGAAAGAAACTTACATTTTTACAGCAAGCTTTCTGAAACCAGAAAAATAGTTTTACTAGATATGTATTTTAATCTAGGCAACAGATTGTTTGGTTTTAAGAAGACACTTAAATTCATTGAAGAAGGTGATTTTGCTAAAGCTGCAGAAGAAATGCTGGATAGCAAATGGGCAAGTCAGGTAGGTGAACGAGCACAACGTTTATCTGAAATGATGAAGAACGATGAGTCCGAATCTTAAAATTGGTTTAGCCGGAGAATACTTAGCAGCATCGCATTTAGCCAGATACTTTGACCAAATATATCCTGCAGCATCAGGTTCCAGATTTGATTTTTTATGTCAATCGGATATACAGGTCAAAGTACAAGTAAAAACTTCTGACTCAATATTTGCTCATCATGGTTCCGATTGGGTGCGTTGGGACATCAAAAAGAAAAAGTCGGGCACTAAGAAGTACAGGGTTTACGACGGCAATGAAGTCGATATTTTTGCCTTTGTTTACCTCTCTCGTGATAAAGTTATATTTCAACCTAACTATAAACTAGGGAAAACCTTTCAAAAAAAGGTAGAATATATAAAAAAAGTAGAAACTCAATTAACATTGAGTCAATCAGTTGAAGTAATAAGAGATATTAAGAATGCCATTAACGAAAATATTGTTCAAACCGGGAATCGACAAGGAAGGGACAGCATACACCAACGAGGGTGGTTGGTTTGATGTCAACTTAGTTCGTTTTAGAAAAGGCTTTGCTGAAAAGTTTAAAGGTTGGGAACGTTTATCAGACAACACATATTTAGGCAATGCCCGTGCCCTGCATCCATGGACATCTCTTGAGGGTACCAAATATTTAGGTTTAGGAAGTCAATTAAAATACTACATTAACGAAGGTAATAGCTTCAACGACATTACCCCTATTAGAAACACAACTGCAGCGGGTGATGTAACTTTTGCTGCTGTTAATGGCGATGCTACGCTTACCGTTTCCGACACAGCACATGGTGCCGTACAAAACGATTTTGTTACTTTTTCAGGTGCTTCTAGCTTGGGTGGCAATATAACAGACACTGTACTTAATCAAGAATATCAAATAGCAACCATTATTGATGCCAACAGTTATACCATTGAAGCCAAAGATACCGACGGCAATACTGTATTAGCCGATGGTTCTGATACAGGAAATGGTGGAGCTAGTGTAGTCGGCACTTACCAAATAAATGTTGGTCTTGATGTTTATGTGCCTTCTACTGGTTGGGGTATCGGTACTTGGGGTGCTGGTGGTTTTGGTTCAGTAACAAGTTTAACAACCACCAACCAATTAAGAACTTGGTCGCATGATAATTTTGGTGAGAACTTAATTATTAATGTCAGAGCTGGTGGTATTTATCAATGGACAGAAAACGATGGTGTTGATACTAGAGCTGTAGAATTATCGCAAATATCAGGTGCCAACTTAGTACCAACGGTTGCCAATCAAATCATTACTTCAGAAAAAGACAGACACTTAATTGTTTTAGGAGTTGACCCAATATCGGGTGGAGCTAGAACTGGTGTTATTGACCCTATGCTTGTTGCTTTCTCTGACCAAGAAAATGCTTTGGAGTTTGAGCCTTTATCAACCAATACAGCAGGTTCATTAAGATTGTCTTCAGGTTCACAAATAATTGGTGCAGTCAAATCACGTCAAGAAATAGTTATCTTTACCGATACATCGGTTTATTCAATGCAGTTTATTGGACCACCATTTACCTTTGGTATTAACTTAATTAACCAATCTACTGGTCTAATAGCTCCGAAAGCTGCTATTACGACACCAGTTGGCATATTCTTTATGTCATTCAATGACTTTTATGTTTACAACGGTGCTGTACGTCAAGTGCCATGCACTGTTTTAGATTACGTATTTTCTGATATTAATTTAGGCCAAGCTTTTAAAATATTTGCTTTCTCCAATAATGCCGAATCCGAAGTAGGTTGGTTCTATCCATCCTCTTCTTCTGACGAGATAGACCGTTACGTTATTTACAACTATGAAAATAGCACATGGACCTTTGGACAACTCTTGCGTTATGCATGGATTGATGCCGATGTGGAAAACTTCCCAAGAGCAACAGCCAACAACTTATTGTATCGTCAAGAGATTGGTTTTAATGACGATGGTCAACCAATGGAAAACGTCTTTATAGAATCCGCTGATTTTGATATTGGTGATGGCGAACAATTGCAATACATAAAACGTATCATTCCTGATATTAAGTTTTTAGATAACGCTACAGATGGTGAATTAGAAATGGTTCTTAAGATGCGTAACTTCCCCGGTGACTCTTTATCAACAAAAGCAACTGTAAGTGTTGGTAGCACCACTCAACAAAATTTTGTGCGTGGTCGTGGTCGTCAAGCAGTGGTGCGTTTTCAATCCAAAGACTCCAATGGCAATTCTGAAAACGATAATACTGGATGGCGTATTGGTGCAACCAGAATTGACATCAAACCAGACGGCAGAAGATGAGCAAACTTTTACCCACAAGATTACCTCTGGCCTTTGATGAGGTAACACCAGAATTATTCAATCGTTTGGTCAGGATATTAGAAATCAATTTAGGTGAGTTTGACCCTGACAATGTCAGACAAATGACAACAGCAGAGCGTGACCAATCTTTTTTTAATGCTGGTTCTTTGATATTCAATGTCGATGAAGATGTCTTACAATGCTACGATGGCACCAGATGGCGTAATTTATTTGATAGTCAATTCTACGTCAACAACGATACTGGATTTGCTCTTACCGCATCACTGGGCACAGTAACTGTTACCACAGCTTGATATACTTGCTTTTTTATAAGAAAATAAAGGCTCAGATTATATATCTGCCTACATCGACATAGTTCGCCAAAATTAAAATCACGTGTAATGAGTATTATTGACAAATTAATTGAACCAGTCGCAAATATTGTTGACAAATTTGTTGAGGACAAAGACCTTAAGTTAAGATTAACTTATGAGCTTAAAAGTGAGCTTCATAAAGCCAATATGGCACAAATTGAAGTTAACAGAGAGCAGGCTAAACACTCTTCTTTATTTGTAGCTGGAGCAAGACCTTCTATCATGTGGATATGTGCTTTAGGTCTTTTTTGGAGTTTCTTTTTAGCTCCTTTACTCAGCTGGTTTCTGGTAGTATCAGGTTCTGATGCACCTTTACCAGAAATAGATACTGAGGGTTTAATGACTTTGACATTAGCACTGTTAGGATTAGGCGGAATGCGTAGTTATGAAAAAGTAAACAATGTAGCTAGAAAGAGCATGAAAGAATGAATGAAGGTATATTAACAGTAGAAAAAAAAGTAATGCGATTTGGTCCGCAGGCAGGAATGCAAAATCGTCTTATGGATATGGTTGGTTCTATTAGAAACCAAGAAAGAGAAAGAGCATTACAACAACGCAACGTTTTATTAAACAGACAAAATTTTGAATATGGCGGTTTAGCCGGCATTAACAGACAACAAGCCCTAAGTGGTGGTGCACCAATGGATACTGAATTGGTAGCCGTCACCCCACAAGAAAAACAAATGCTTCAAATGTTTGGTCCGGGCTATGATTTAGATAGTGGTATCAAAGGCTATCTGCCGGGTTTTCTTAAAAAGGTTGGTAAAGTTCTTAAAAAAGCAGCTCCAACAATTCTTACTATAGTTGGTGCGGCATTTGGTGGACCAGTAGGTGCTGGTTTTGGTCGGGCAATAGGCGGCAAAATAGCTGGTGAATCAACCAGAGATGCTTTACTAGCTGGTTTATCAGCAGGCATAGGAGCAGGTGTAGCAGGAGCATCAGGTTTTGGAACTATTGGTCAATCCGCTATCACAGGTTTCTTTGCCGGAGCACCGGGTGGCATTAAGTCTGCTATTAGAGGTGCTGGGTATGGAGCTTTAGCTGGTGGTATATCAAAAGGCTTTAACATGGCAAGGCAAGAGGGCGGCAAATTTACCGATGCTTTCAAGTACAAAGATGTTAATGACAAAGATTATCAAAGCATTCTTTCAGCTAGAAGAGCACAAGCAGCAGAAAATTTGGTTACAACTGGTCAAGCAGTTGACGTTCAAGGCACATTGGAAGGTATGCAAGATTTAAGCAAACTTACACCAGAACAACCTATTGATATACCAACTGAATTTACTACCGATTATGGCACAACAGTACAAGAACTTGGTGCTCAAGCTGGAGGTCCATTACAATTTGACCCTACACTAGCACAATCAGGTGTTGTCAGTGCTGATGTACAGAATGCTATTCAACAATTACAACTGTCAGGAGCTGATTTAAATACTGCAAGTCAAATAGCTTCTGATGCTGCAGCAACGTCAGCAACTAAAGAAGGGTTCTTTTCCAAAATTAATAATTATATGAAGCAGCCTTTTAAAGCATTTGGTCAAGACCTAGCGATTGCGGGAACAGATGTTTTTGGATACGACCCATTAAAGCTAGCAGCAGCTGGAGCATTAATCTCAGAAGGCACCAAAGTTCCAGAAATGGAATTGACAGAAGAACAAGAAGCAATGATGCGGGGTCCATCTGAAGAACTAATTGCTCAATACAGTTTTGCCCCAGTTGCAACATCGCCATATTATGGAATGCCAGTATATCAACCCTTAGTAGCTGGCTATGCTGACGGTGGCGTAGTAGAATTGGATATGAGAGAAGGTGGCGAATCCGTTGGACCCGGAACTGGAACTTCCGATGATATTCCAGCGATGTTATCCGATGGAGAGTTTGTTATGACCGCTCAAGCAGTAAGAGGAGCTGGTCATGGTAGTAGAGAAGATGGCTCTAAATTAATGTATGGTTTAATGAGTTTATTTGAGGATATGGCATAATGGCAGACGGCGTAGTAACACAAATTTCAAGAGAAGCACCTGAAATCGAAGCAAGAAAACTTGGTCTCTTAGATGCAGCCATGATGCTTGGTCAACAACCAATGATTTTACCACCACAAATGGTGGCTGGTTTTACTCCTGACCAATTAGCAGCTTTTCAAATGACTAGAGCTGGGGTTGGTGGCTATCAACCCTACTTACAACAAGCAAGATTAGGTACACAAGAAGCAGTGGCAGCACAAAGAGCTGGTATTCAAGCTTTAACGCCTGCTGACTTTAGAGAGTCCTTGGTAGCAGCCAGAGGAGCCAGACCAATATCTTTTGAAGCTAGAGACATAGTTAGAGGTTCACAATTTGACCCAACACAAGCAGCTTTAGGTTTTAGAGAAGCTAGACAGACTGCAGGTGGTATTGCTGGCTTATACGACCCAAGCATGGCAAAAGGTTTTTATGACCCTTACGAAGAACAAGTTGTCCAACAAACCTTAGCTGACGTTAGAGAAGGTTTAGCAAAATCAGATGTGCAAAGAAGAGCACAAGCATTGCAATCAGGAGCTTTTGGTGGTTCACGTAGCAGACTGCTAGGCGAAGAGCAAAGAGAAGCTGCTGCTAGAGGTGCTGCAGAGCAAGTTGGTGCTATCAGAAGTGCAGGTTTCCAAAGAGCACAACAACAAGCTCAACAAGCCTTTGAACAAGAAAAAGCACGAAGAGGACAATTGGCAGGACTACAGTCACAACTAGCTGGTCAATACCAACAATTAGGTCTAGCAGGACTACAATCGCAATTACAAAGAGCACAGGCACTATCAGGCTTTGAACAAGCTCAACAACAACAAAGACTAGCTCAAGCTGGTTTATTGGGCGATATAGCTCAAAGACAAGCAGCAGCAGGATTAGCCAGAGGTCAAGCAATTGGTCAAATGGGTCTAGGCATTGGTTCTCTAGCACAACAACAAGCAGGTCTAGGTCAACTAGGACAGCAACTTGTTGGACAGGACATAGAGAGACTTGCTAGAATAGGTGGCATGGGACAGCAGCAACAGCAAAATATATTTGAAGCTGCTAGACAATCCCAGTTACAACAAATGTATGAACCATACCAAAGATTAGGTTTTGTTTCAGATATTTATAGAGGTGCTCCAAGTACACAGCAGGCTATAACAATGCAGTCACAGCCCGGTGCTTCACCATTCCAGCAGGTAGCTGGTTTAGGTATTGCTGGCTTAGGTGCTTATGGAGCTGGAAGACAAGCGGGTTTATTTGGTTAGGAGGAAATTATGCCAATGGATAGAAGTTATATGAGTAGACAAATGTTTCAAGAAGGTGGTCTTGCTGACCCTGTAATGGAAGCACAAATGGCTGAAGACCAAGAAGCTATGATGATTGGTCAAAGCATAGGTGAAGAAATGGGTCAAGGTATTGACCAAGCAGAAAACTTTGAAGAAATGATTAATGCTATCCGTGGTGATGTCAAACCAATAGAATTCA